TCAAATAATAATTTTTTATAATATCCGAAACCCTCTGAAATTTGTTCAGATAATAGTATATTTTGATATTTTTTAATATCAAATGATGCATTAGTATAGAATAATGAAAACATATTAATACTAATCATTTGATTAGGAATTGAATATAATTGATTAATAGTATCAATAATTAGATGATTTACGTTATCAAACATTGTTCCAATAGAATAAGAAGTGTAATAACAGTTATTATATAGTGTATTATATGTGAATTGTGTAGGTTCATAAAAATAGTTATCATTATTATATTGATTTTGTGAAGTTATAATAGTGTTAAGAATATTTATAATATTTTCAAAATTATTATTATTTTTATCAAAAAATGCATTAACAAAATCAGCAATATTTTCAACATTTATAAAATATTGTTGATTTGATATAATTGTAACTAATAATGCAAATATAATAGCATCATCAAAATTATGTTTAATAGAATAATATAGATTTGCTAATAAATTTGAAATATTAAAACCATTAAATGTAGATATACCTTGAATAGAATAATTAGTATTATTAATTGAATTTTGCAAAATAAATACATTGTTAGTAAGAAAATAAAATGGGGCATATATAAAAAATTCTTTTAATAGTCCAGAATTATTAAATAAATTTTTTATTTGTTGATTAAATAAAATATTAATATTATCATAACACACAAAATGATTACTTGGATATACATCAAATGTAAAAAAGTTTAATACACTAATATTATTAAAGTTATAATTAGTTGGTATATTAATATTTGGACTTGCAGGATTTTGTGAATATGAATTTATATATGTTAACAATATTAAAAGAATTAAATCTCTTAAAACTATTAAATCATTAGGCATTTCACTTATTAGTTTTTTATCTAATGTCATTGTTGATAAAAAGTTATATAAGTAATACAATCTGTAATAAGGTGAATTTGGTAAAAAAATAAATTTCAAGTAATTATTAGTATTTGTATTTGTAAAATAGAATGTGTTAGTTTGTGGATAATTGGTTTCATAATTTGAAAAAGAGTTATTAAATAAAGTAGAATCTGTAATTTTAAAAAAATTGTATAAAATTTGATAATCTATATTTGATGAATTATAAATAGTATAACTGTTATTATTGTTGATAGTAGTAATAAAATTATTAATAGTTATGTAATCAGGAGATGACAAATAATTTTGATTTTGGTTATAGTAATTAGAAATAATTGTATCTACATATAAAGTATCAAAATAATTATAAATATCACTGAAATTTTTAGCAGAGTTATTTAAATTAAAATTATATCTTTGATATGATTCATTATATAATTGCTGAAATGCATTTTTAAGATTTTGTTTATATTTGGTTTTATCAAGATTATAATAAATATTGTAATTATTAGTATTATTAGAATCACTTATAGTATTAACTGTATAAAAGAAGAATGTACTTGTTATTGGAAAAATAATAGTATTTAATGGATTTTCACTAACGACTTGTTGAACAATTCCGTTAGATGAATATATATCACTTGCATTTTTATTATAAATATTGTAAATTGGTTTATTTGTATTAATTATTAAATTAGTTAAATAAATAGTGTAATACAAAAAGTTTTCCAAATTTTTATAGATATCATTTAATATATTAAACAAATTGATTGGTTGATTAATTAAATAACCTGGAAAATAATTATATACAACCAAGTCAAAAACATTATTATTAACATCATAATTAGATAAATAAGTATAAAAATAATTAATAGATGGAATATCTGTAAAATTCAGACTAGTATAATTTGCCAAAATTAAACTTTGAATAAGTAGTCGATTCATATCAAATACACAACTAGTATTTGAATTAATATTTTTAAATATATTACCAAAGATATAATTATTAATGATAGTACTTTCATAATTTGAAATTTTTTTATTAATTGATTGGATAACCATTGTATTATTATAATTATAAGAAACATTTTGATAAAGTATGCTTTTAATAGATGGATTATCCAATAATAAAATATTATTATGAATAAGCACATCTAAAATAATTTTATTAAAATATTCTACATTATTGCCATATTTATTATAAAAATAATTGATTATTTTCAATGGGTCATTAACTATAGTTAAAAAATGTTGAATAGTTGGATTATATGAGTTATTGCAAAAAAGTTCAACAATTAATTTTAAATATATATTAAGTGATAATGTGAATGGATTATTAATATTTGTAAAGTTAATTAATGATGTTTCATTATTAATTAATGAACCATTAAAGTCATTAGTATCTAAATTTCCAAACAGTAAATTATCTCTCAAGTTAAAAATATCCATTTCAATAAAATTATGATTTACTGTATATTTTGGATTATTTAATACTTCTGCTGCATAATCATATAAATTTTTAGATGGAAAAATAATATTATAGTATAAATAATTATTATCAGTAGTTTGTTTTGATTGTGATAATACAATATTATTAAGTGATTGATTTATAAAATTATTATATATATTAGTATAATATTTTCCAAACATATTATTAACAAAAGATGCAAATTCATTATTTTTAATAATTACATCAGTATATTTAATTTTATTAGTATAATATCTGGCTTTAATATTATAATATCCATTAAATAATTCCTTAATAAAATCAACAGTTTGAATTAACATTTGAACACCATTAGGATTACTAAAATTATAATTTAAGGAAATGTAAATGTCGAATTGATTAATTTTTATGATACTATTATTACCAGTCATATCAATATTTTTAATACAAAAATTAAATAAATTTTGATATATGTTCAAATCATCAAATGTGAATTTAAAGGCGATATTTAAATTTGGTAAATCTAATCTAAAGTATCTCATATCATAGTAATTTATATTTTTAGTTAATAAATTTAAGATGTTATATTGTTCATTAATATTTGCATATAATTCATTATAATTTACATAATAGTTAAAACCGTAATAATTATATGTAGAATTAATATTATAAAATGTGTTAGTTTGATCTAATTGTAAAGTAATATCTTTATTAAATTTGATTTGATATATTAAATTGAGTTCATCTATAATATATGTACTCATTAAAGACAAATATTCAATATTATTAAAACTCATAATGAATTTAACAACATCTATATTTACAATATTACTTTTATTAAATTCATTTATATAGATATTGTATGAATCGAAAAATAAAGTTATATCATTAGTTAAAGTAGAACTAACTGTTTTATAATTATGGAATAACTCGATATAATTATCATCATAATTAAATTTCAAATAACTTTTATGCATCATATCCCCTGATTTAGGAATTATAAATGTATTAACGTTATTATTTTCATAATAATTAGAGTATATTTCCATATTATTAATAAAAAAATTGGTATATCTTCTAAAATAACATTTAAAAAAGGATATATGTGGATTACTATTTAAATATTCTGTTTCTTTTCCGACAGTGAGTAGTTGTAAAATACCTCCTGGCATTATAATTATAAATACTATAAATAATTATAATTATTTAATTTTAACTTATATATTTTAAATAACAAAGACTATAATAATCAATGCAAATAATTAATAAGTAAATGCAATACCAACAATTCCTCCAATAAATCGGAGAACATTATAATTTTCTACTTGAACATTAATTTTATAGTTATTTAAGTTAATAGATGACATATTATCGATTATACTATAATTATTATCGGTATTAACATTAGTAAGATTAATATCAGGATTTATTAGATTAAATTTAATAGAAGTTTTAGGAATTCTACTAAGATTACAAGAACCGAGAGGTTGAGTTTCAGTTGGTCCTAATGAAAATGAATATAAATTGATACCTAATCCAGGAGTATTTTTGTAATAATTATATGGTTGTAAAAAGTTAAAATATGGATAATTTTGTGATACAAGAGAAGTGCTATTTAAAGTAATTTGAGTTGCATAAAATGGAGATACTTCATATTTTTTATAGTTTTGTGTTTCAGTTACAGCAATAACTATATCTTGAACATATAATGTATCATTTATGGGTGAATTTAATAATGAGTTTAATCCTTCAATAAATGTATTTAAATTAAATGATACTGCTGAACTATGCATCATTTTAAGGAAATTAATATAGTTTGTATTGGTATTTGAATAACTTGGTTGATATAAACTAACTGTATATTTGTCATATTGATTTTCACCGACTAAATTATTGATATATTTATATTGATTTGCTGACCAAAACATTGTTTTACAACAATGGAAAAAATCCAATTCAAAATTACTGTTATATGGTGAAACATTAGTAAATGACAATTGTTGGACTTGTGTAATAAGATATTCATGACTAGACTGTGCAAATTTTTTTCTTTCAATATTATCAAGGAATACAAATTCTGCTAATAAAGTAATTTCAATTTGTTCTTGTAAAATATTAATAGTACTACTAACTATTAAATCAATTATATTATTTCTCAAATTATTGTTAGTGGTTGAACTAATATCGGAAATATTAAAGAATATAGTTTCTATTAACTCTTTAAATTTAAATTTAAATTGGATTTTGTTATATTGGAGTGCTACTAATGGAATTGATAATCCATAATTATTTAAAAACCAAAATGGAAGTGGTATATATAAAAATTGTTTATTATTTTTAATAACTGGATTATTAAATTCAAAAGTATTTCCGATCATTTTATTATAAATTTCTACATTTTTATAATTTAATTGTCCATAAATGTCAATATAATTAGGACTTAAATTAGTAATGATATTACTACCGATATACATTTCAACATAATCCATAATAAAAATGCCTATTTTTTTAATCCATCCCATAGAGACGATATTAGGAATAGTGAATTTATTAATTAATTTTTGATAAATAATTATATTTAATTCATTAAGAATTTTCATATTTTCATCAATCATAAAATTAAAGATACTATAACTATAATTATTTTCATTATAATTTTGATAGATATATTCTAAAATATTATTATTACTAATTTTAAATAAAGATGCATTTGTAAAAGTATTAATGTATTTATTTTGTATATTTTTTGTATTTTGTTGAGTTTCAATAGTGTCAAATAAGAATGTATTAACAATTTTAAAAAACTGTAAATATTCATCTTGTTGTATAAATGTAAGAATATATTTTCCTAAATCTTGTATATATGTGATTGAACCTGTATTTATATTTTTAGAAAAAAAAGTATTGACGATATTTTTTAATTTGTTTATAAACTTAATAAAATAATCATAAAATAAATAATATTTTTCTAAATCTGCTGATTGTATAGTTGATATTTGGTTACTTGTGCTTATTTGGTTATTTAAATCAGTTAAATTAAAACTTGGTAATTTAATTTTCAAAGTTATATTAGATAATAAATCGGCATATTTTGGAATAGTGACTGTAGATACTGTTCCAAAATTTACAGGATTATCAAAACCAATTTCAATTGTTCTAATACCAAAATTAGTATATCTTCTAAATACAATTTTAAAAAATGTTATTTGTGGATTACCTGTCAAAGTTAGATCCTGTGAACCATAACTTGCAATTTGTATAAGACCCCCTGGCATATATAATAATATTTATAATAATATTACTAAAATTAATTTTATCTTAAAAAATAATTACTATTAGATAATATATAAATTATGAATTTACAAATTGAAAATCAAAATATACAAAATGATAATTTGTGTTTAGGAATTGATTTTGGAACGACAAATTCTTGTTTAACAATATATCATAAAAATAAGACGATAATTATTTCAGATTATGATGATTCACAAGTAATACCAACTGTTATAGAATTATCATCAAATAAAAAAGTCATAGGTAAAGAGGCATATTTAAGAAAAGATATTTTTGAAAAAACAAATACAGAAAATAATAATAAAAATACATTTTTAATATATGAAATAAAAAAATTACTTGGGAAAAAATATTCTGATTTACCACATTCTTTATTAGAAATACTTGCTTATAATATTTTACCTGATGAAAATGATAATATAAAAATACTTGATTCAAATACAAATAAACAATATTATCCAGAAGAAATTGCAACTCATTTATTTATGAGTTTTAGAAGTAGAGCTGAAATGTTTCTTTCATCAAAATTTAATTCTGAAATAAAAATATCAAATGCTGTTATATCAGTTCCTGCATATTTTAATAAAAATCAGAGAGAAATAATTAAGAATTGTGCAACAAGTTCTGGTTTTAATGTATTGAGGCTTATAAATGAACCAACAGCTGCGGCACTGTGTTATGGATTAGGTAAAAATGCTTCAAATTCTGATATAAATATATTAGTATATGATTTTGGAGGAGGAACTTTAGATGTCAGTTGTTTATATATTTCAGACGGAATATATGAGGTGTTAGGGTCATGTGGAAATAATAATTTAGGGGGATGTGATTTTGATAAAAAAATCATGGAATATGTAATTAGTGAATTTATCAATGAAAATAATATAATTAAAGAACATTTTATAGAGAGTATAAGTGAGAATAGTTTACAGAAATTAAAATATTTAGCAGAACAGACAAAAATAGCATTAACTGATAATTTACATACAAAAATAAAGATAAATAATTTTTTTAATAATAAAGATTTGAATGTTTCAATTAGTCGAGAAAAGTTTAATGAAATTACTGAAGATTTAATAAGAATGGCTGTTAAACCATTAAATGATATACTTCAGATATGCGAATTAGAAAAAGAAAAAATTCATGAAATAATTATGGTCGGTGGAATGACAAGAATACCAATTATTAGATATAGTGTTGAGAGATTTTTTAATAAAGATGTAAATTGTTCAATTGATCCGGATACTGTAGTATCAATTGGAGCATCAATACATGGTTATATGTTAACAAATAATACTAATATAGAAGATAAATTATTATTAGTTGATAGAACCCCTTTATCAATTGGTTTAGAAACATCAGGTGGTGTAATGGACACATTAATTCAAAGAGGGACGATTATACCAGTTAAAAAAATAAAAAAGTATACAACAGATTTGGATTATACTGAATGGATACCAATAAAAATATATGAAGGTGAACGAAAGATGACAAAAGATAATTTTTTAATAGGAGACTTTATTTTATCAGGTATTGAGAAAGAGAGAAGGGGTATTCCAGAAATTCAAATAACATTTGAGATAGATACAGATGGAATAATAAAAATAAAAGCAGAAGATTTAAAAAATCCATTAAATAAAAAGATAATTCAAGTTTCTGGTAACAAACAAAATTTATCTCAAGATGAATTAGATAAAATAGTAGAAAATGCAAAAGCAATGGATCAAATAGATAGAATAGATAAAATGAAAAAAGAATCGCATTTATCATTAATTGATAGTTCAAAACGAATTTTAGAAAATATTAATTCACCAGAACTAAAATTAGATGAAACAATAAAGGAAAATATTTCATTAAATGTAAAAGAAATTTTAGAATGGTTAAAAGAACAAGAATATTCAGAAATATCTCCAGATAAATATAAAGAACTATTACATGATTACAAAATGAATTATTCAATATATTTAATACAAAATAATAATCCAATAATTAATCTTGAATCCGTTAATGAAGAAGAAACAAAAGGAATTGAAATATTTGATGATGAGACAAATAATAAAAAATATGCAGAACAAATAAAATATTTCAGAGGAATTATTGATGAATATGACTCGATAAATAAACAATTAAAAATATATTCTTTTATGGATATTAAAAATGAAAGTCATGAATCTTATGAGATAAAAAATAATTTAATTGAAAAATTAATGAAATTATATAATATAATAAATGATTATGCAAATGATATTTTAATAAAGTTATTTATTGATACAAGTATAACTGATGATATGGTAAATGATTTTTGTTTAAATATGAGTAATTTTGATAGTGAATTTAAGGATAATTATGAAATATTAGATAAAGAATTTAATATTATTACAAAATTGATTAGCAAAATTAAAGAAAAAGAAGAATTTTATTTGGACAAACTTTCATTAATAGAAAATGAAGAAACATTAGAATATAAAGAAATTAATAAAAAACTAGATATTATTATTGAAAATGATTCATATATTTATAAAATCAATAATGGATATATTCAATATGATTATGAAAAAATAATTGACATTTTAAATAAATTAGAAAGTATGTAAGTATATTTATGTTGAGTCATTTTTTTGAAAAAATAAAAATAGTTGATAACAAATATTTTTAGATATTCCACTGACATTTGATTTTTTAGTTATCCAGTAAATAGATTCAGTTAATGACATTTTAAGAAATTTGATTAAAAAAGCACCTATAATAAGTAATGTAGTATTATAACTTTCATCACAAATAAGAATATTTGAATTATTTTGTAATGCAGAAATAATAAAATCATTAGTTTTATCTAAATCAATATCAATAAGTGATGAAGAATTATAAAAATCCGAACTTGTATCTACTGACAGATTATATGATACAAATGGTTTTCCATCCAATGTATTATTAATATTTATTAAATATTTAATATTTAAATTTTCTAATTTTGTTTCACATCCTCTTGCCTTAGAATCAGATATAAAAATACCAGGAACTAATTGTGTAATATAATTTAGACAATCCATTGAATTTATATATATATATATGTATATACAATAAATACAACATCAAAATGTAAAATATTTTATGTAGTATTTATAAACAATAGAATTTATTTATATATTATTATTAAATAAAAACTTAACTACCCACAATTATACATTTTTATAATTAGTCAATTGATATACTTTTATTTAAAAGCATAACTTCAAACAATTCATCAATAGAATTTATTTATAGCAAGATAATAATTATTATGCTATAGTCATAATCTATTGAAATAATTTTGTTTGAATTACAAATTTAAAATTAGCATCACGAGAAATACTCTTTCAATAAAAGTAAAATCAAACAATGATAATTTATGAATATAAAACATATTTGTTTGATTTTACTTTTATTGAATTACTTCTCGTGGTCGGGCAAATCTGTATT